GTTGTCATGTTTTCTGTAAAGTAATTTCTCTTGTTAAACCATCTAGACCTGCTTCATTTGTTCTGACAGTATAAGCTGTACTATTTACAGTAATTGAATCACCTGCAACTAAAGTACCGAAATCAGAATTTTTACAATGCAATACATAACCAACAGAAATAACTTGATCACCAGCTAAAACATCAGTTGGTTCATCTAATATCCCATTAGCAGTAGTTCCCCCAGAAGTGCATGAAACACCAAAGGGAGAACCAAAAACTGTTGTTAAATCATCTGCAAATGACATTAGCCATACTTAGCGGATACTAAAGCAGTAACACATAAAGCACCAGCACCAGTACCACCTGCAACTGTTGTAGAAACCTTTACATAACGCTTTAAAGAAGAAACATTAAGATAGATTTTTTCAAATGCAGCAGTGTTAGCAGAAGTGGTTGTAAATGCACCATCTGTTACATCGGTATAAGTACCACCAGAAGTAGCACATTCTGTAAGTTTTACAGCATAAGTAATACCTGATCCACCTGCTTCAGCAGAGAGAACAAAAGCAGCAGAGCCTTCATAACCTTGTAGGTCAATAGCAGAACCAACGCCAGTTGCAGCTACAACATCGTTAGCTAAAAGGTCTAGAGCGGTTGCCTTAGAACCTAAGTTTTGAATAGTCATTATTCAGAAAGGGGGGTAGTTTTTTTACGTTTAGTAGTTTTTTTAGGTTTAACTTGAGGTTCTACTACTTCCTCAATAACTTCTAAAGTTTCTATGGCCTTTCCAGAACTAATTAAATCAATAGCTTGAGCAGAATCTATTTCAAAAATTTCATCTACTTTTACAACTTGACCAGCCCATAGAAAAGACCGTAGAACTTTAAGTTTCATATTATGCACCTAAGCTAAATGAAGCAGCGTGTCTAAATGCTACGTCTACATCTTGTAAGGCAGTAATACGTATAGTACCTGATGTTGAATGTGTGTAAGGATCAACTAAAAGATCAAGTGATGACCAATAGCCAATAATACAATCAGACCAGTTACCAAACCAGATATCACCAGCTTCAACTTGGTTAGACATATAAGCGTTATAGCCGTTAACTGTGTTGTTACCATCCCAAAGAAATAAACCAGAGCCAGAATCTTTAGCTCTAACCTTCATAGCACCCCTAATGGTTGCACCTGTGATGTAAGCAAGGTTGCCCATTAAAGCGTTAGCAGCAGCAACATCACT